ATGTATGATTTGGCCTCAGATGTACCTGGATGGTATCGCGAAAAAGAATGGAACCCAACCTGAAGAGTGGATTGGAAGATCCAATAAGATGGAGACTCTCTTTCGTATGATTAACTCACACACAGATGAGAAGACACTTGTATTCTGTCAATTCATGGGAGAGATGGACTACATCCAACGTAATTTGGATTGTCCCACCTTCAGAATTGATGGTTCAGTGGCGAAAGAGGATAGGGACAAACAGGTGACCCTATTTAAAAAGGCCCCACCCGGTTCCGTGTTTATTATTCAGATCAAGTCTGGGGGTCAGGGACTCAATCTTCAAGAAGCTACTCGTGTATATATAACTGGTCCCTCGTGGAATCCCGCGACAGAACTTCAAGCTGTTGGAAGAAGTCATCGGACTGGTCAGACTAAACAAGTTTACGTGAAGAAACTTGTCTATAAAGAAGCGGATACATTTGTGAGTGTTGAGGAAGAAATGATGGCTCTTCAAGGTCATAAATCTATCGTGTGTTCAAAAGTTCTCAACGATGAGAGGATTGAAAAGCAAATTCCAGTGAAGAGAACAACAGACAAAATTTCTATTTTAGACATCAAGAAAATTTTCAAAGCTTAATGTATAAATAAAATGATTGGTTCTCGTGCTCAGGTTTTTCATGGAACTGCTGACCAAACTGCGGGTGGACTCACTAAGAAAGATCTCATCCTTGATCCCAAGGATGGCCAGATTAAGAGCAAGGCTGCTCAGGAGGCTGCCCTCGCTCGCATGAAGAAGGAGGGTAAGAAGCACCTTACCAAGGTGTTCAAGCCCGTGAAGAAAGGTTTCAAGCTTCAGCCTAAGGAGGGTACCAAGGCTTATGACAAGAAGATGAAGAAGATGGCGTAAAAAATTGTTGTTGTAATGTAAGAATGACTCTTGCTAAATGGAACGAGTCCGTGCGTCTAGCCAAGATTAAACTCGGAAAGGACCCTAAGGGATTTACCAAGATTCAAGGTAAATTGCTTAAGGAAGCTCAGATTATATATCATATTCTCCTTATGAATAAAAATAACAGTAATAAATAAGAATGTTGTCTACTAAGAATGTACTTGCGCGTTCAAGATTGCGTGCGATGAACACAAACTTTCTTGATAATCAAAGGCGTCGCATTTATCAAACGAGTAGAGGTGCGATGTTTACAAATATGCCAGGTGGTTACAGAAACTATAGACCCATTCCAATGTACAGAAATGTACCCGGATCTGGAGTTACCACACGTTTATATTAAAGTTGGAACTGAAATCCCTTAAGATTCTGTGGTTCATAAACCACAAGCTGATATAGTTTCCAAGTACAACCGAACTTTCTGTTCAAGAAATAGACACTATTGAGTTCAACAATAGCGTGGCCACTGTTTCTTGCATAGAGACCATTTGAAACTTCAGTCTTAATAGGATTTTTGTCTGCGTCATAAACCGCCGCCTTAATCATACTATTGTGATCCGTGTCAACCTTTACGCGGAACTTTGGTTCGCGATCAGGACTTTCTTTTACGTTAGAGTTAAACATTGGAGTGAGCTCTTCCTTTGTCATCTTCTTACCAAAAATCTTTTCACTTTGTTCAACGACTGCATCAATAATTTTGCCTTCAATAACTCGTAGAGACTGGTAAAAATTTTTTACATAACTACCCTCTTCATCATACCCCTTTAGAGCTAGATCAATGTTGTATTTAGTTGGTCCAACTTCAGGTGTAAAACCGGAAACGCCAAAAGGCATGTACAGGCGTGGGAAATGGATCCTCATCGGAGTCCCATCCTTTGTGGAAAGTACGATTTTCCGGTTGTTAAACTCGGCAATTTCCAAGTTTTCAATAGCGTCGGTAATTTTAGACATTTGTACTAAATGAATATATGATTAAAACTTTAAGCTGAACAGGCCACACATTCAGGTTCAAGACTGAATTGGATTGGCCGAGCCTTGGCCTTACTGCGTAGATAGTACATACCCGTCTTTAGACCTTGCTTCCAAGCATACATGTGCATAGAAGAGAGTTTAGACATCGTAGGACTCTCCATGAAAAGGTTCATACTTTGAGATTGGTCAATGAATCGTCCACGCGCGGCGGCCATATCAATAACATCCTTCATCTTAATTTCCCACACAGTTCGGTACAACTTCTTGATATCATCTGGAATGTCTACGATGTTCTGAACAGAGCCACCAGCCTTCACCATTAGGTCTTTCATTTCCTTTGACCAAAGACCAATCTCTTTCAAGTCGTTGACAAGATGCTTGTTAACAACTACAAACTCACCAGCGAGGGTGCGACGAAGATAGATATTTGTTGTATATGGTTCAAAGCACTCATTGTTTCCCAAAATCTGTGCTGTACTAGCAGTAGGCATTGGAGCCATGAGAAGAGAGTTCCTAAGTCCCTTAGTCTTTACACGTTCCCTCATAGCATCCCAATCATAGTGAAGCTTAGTTTCACCTTCCCACATATCAAATTGGAGCACACCTTGTGAAGCTGGAGATCCCTCAAACGTCTCATAAGATCCATCAACTTCCGCGAGTTCAGAAGAAGCCTCAAGGGCTGCGTGATACATTGTCTCAAAGATACGAGCATTAATGTCTTTAGCCTCATCGGAATCAAATGCGTGTCGGCAAAGAATAAATACATCCGCGAGACCTTGGACACCTAGACCAATTGGGCGATGTCTCATATTAGACTTTCTGGCAGTCTCAACTGGGTAAAAATTCTTATCAATAACTCTGTTTAGGTTCTTAGTGACAGTTTTCGTAACTTCATGGAGCTTCTCATAATCAAATGTCTTGTTCTCTACATCTACATACTTTGGCAGAGCAATTGAGGCTAGGTTACACACAGCCGTCTCATCCTTGTCAGTATATTCTAGAATTTCAGTACACAAATTAGAACTCTTGATAGTACCCAAATTCTTCTGGTTAGATTTCTTGTTGCATGCATCCTTGTAAAGCATGTAGGGTGTTCCAGTCTCTGTTTGAGACTTTAGGATAGCCTTCCAAACTTCGGTAGCTGGTACAGTTGCATTTGCACGACCTTCCTCTTCATACTTAGTGTAAAGAGTTTCAAACTCTTCACCCACTGCATCAGATAGACCTGGTGCCTTGTCGGGACAAAAGAGGGACCATTGTCCACCTTCTTCTACACGTTTCATGAAGAGGTCTGGGATCCACAGAGCAGAGAAAAGATCGCGGCAACGAGCTTCCTCATCACCCTGATTGAGACGCAGTTCCAAAAACTCCATGATATCCGCGTGCCATGGTTCAATATACACTGCAATAGAACCCTTACGACGACCAGCCTGATTTACATATCGCGCGGTAGCGTTAAATACTCTGAGCATTGGAATGATACCATCGGATTGACCGTTTGTACCCCTGATACGCGATTTATTAGCACGAACATCGTGAATGTGTAAACCAATACCACCAGCCCATTTAGAAATCTGAGCACACTCGGTAAGTGTTCCATAGATACCATTAATAGAATCCTCCTTGTTGGCGATTAGAAAACAACTAGACATTTGTGGTCTGGGAGTACCCGAATTAAAAAGGGTTGGTGTAGCGTGAATGAAGAGACCTTGGGACATCTTATCATAAGTATCCAGTACAGCTGGAATATCATCCCCGTGAATACCAATAGATACACGCATAAACATGTACTGAGGAGTTTCCATTAAAATTCCATCAAGACGCTGAAGATAACTCTTCTCTAGAGTTTTGAGACCAAAATATCCAAAATCAAAGTCTCGTTTTGTGATAATATCATTTCGGACAATACCAGCAACTTGTGCAACTTGCTCAGTGACGACACCCGCCTTAGCTAGTTTTTTCATCGCGAGATGAAAGTTATTGGGGCATACCTTTTGAATGTTACTAGCAACGATACGAGTTGCAAGAATTTCGTAATCAGGGTCAGATGTAATCATTCCAACACAAACTTCGGCAGAAAGAGTGTCAATTTCTTGAACGTTAATACCATCATAGAGAGAAGAAGCCACCTGTTGAGCAACTTTGGATGAGTCGCAATTTTCCGAGAGTCCATATGTTAGATTCTTGATCCTATTGGTGATGTTATCAAATTTCATATCCTCAATACGACCTGAGCGTTTAATGACCCTCATTACTAATTATTCTACTTGTTTTATTTTTAACTTACTTCTTGCACTTTTCAAGATCGGCACTGGTAACCTTCACAGTACCTACAGTTTCAAACTTACGATCGGGCTGAAGAAGGTAACTGTTCATGAAAAAAGAACCAGTCTCACCTGGACGCGCGACTGGGGCATAGGATCCAACGAAGCAGGCTGGAGGGTTGCATGGAATAGGTTCAACGTTTGTTGGCTTGTTGGCATAAGCCTCGTCAAAATCAGCTATGTTCAACATTTAATATCTACAGAGTTTTTTTTCCGAGGATATATTAAATGTGTGATAACCTTCACCTTGACTCTCTCAAGCAGTGTGAGACTCCACTCAACACCCTTTTCTTTTCTGAGTTCAACCAGAATCTTCTCCAGCGTGGGATCCGACAGGCGTTTAAGAATAAAACCGGTATCGCCATTGACCGTCAGAATTCGGATGACCTATACAGCATCATGCGTGTCGTGTTCATCAATAACTCCGGTGATCATCATACTCGTATCAACGAACAAGTTAAGTTTATGAATGCTCGTGTCATAGAAACCGCGATTCAACAAATTCAAACTGGTGTGTCCCAATATATGTCTTATGTCCAAGATATTGATACAATTGCGGTACCCCTTGCTCAACCAATGAACACAAGTACGGTTGGTAAAAAGCTTCCCAAGAATGAGAAGATTGGTATCAATTAAAGTTTTGCCTCCCTGTAATTATAAGATGAGTTTGAACTTCTACAAACAAGAAACTGAAAAAGTATGTAAATCTAAAGGTTGGGACCGTGCTGCAGTTGATACTGTGTGGCTTCTTCTGACAGAAGAGTTTGGTGAACTTGCCTCGGCTATTCGTCAGTACAAGAAGACCTACAAAAAGACTGGTCTAAAAAAGGAAAGGGGTACAGATGTCATGATGGAGATGGGGGATGTATTTAGTTACCTCTTTCAATTGGCGCATATGCTGAACATAGATTTGGATAAGATGTGGGAGGAACATAAAACCAAAATGAAAACCAAAAAATATAATCTGAAGTAAAAGTAACTATGAGTAAGTTTATGCTCAACGACGAGGATGCAATTAATGATGTCAATCCATTTGTCACCCACGATTTTTCCCTTCCAGGAAGTGTGAGACAAAGTGGCGGTTATGATGAGTTTACCGAATTTCGTAAAGAGTCCGGCATCGTAGAGCCCAAGAGGAGCGTTTTCTGTGACTATGGACTGTGTGCTGAATCCACGTCTGGGTGTTCTTTGCATAGAGATGTTCACCCACGAAGAAATATTGATACCGGTTTCACTAAAAAAAGTAAGGGTATTCTTGAACAGGTGACCGTAGGCGTTTCCAACCACCCGGAATTTTCCCTTATTGGTGGTTCTATTATCCTATTAGCTATCATCCTAATTGTATATTACGTAAGACGTTGAAGAAGTACTCCAATCTAGATTCATCCTCACATCTCTGAATCAGATCCGATAGAGTATCTACACAAAACTTCTTAATAAATTCCCTCTGCCAAGCACTTTCAGTATTGATCCAAGGTGGTTGAAAGGTGGGGTCTAGGATTTTACTCGCGTAGGCTGTACGAATGTATGTGTGAATAGTTTGTTTATCTGCTACGATATTTTCGAGTGCAATTTCAGCCAATTTTTGACGAACTTCTAACGTCTTTTCACACATCGTATCCAAGAATTTCTCATATGGAATAGTCTGTTTTTTTGATTTGAGAAAAGTCCAATTCGCGAGGGGTTTGGTATTGATGTAATCCACGTAAGTGGCATAACCTTTACCTCTGATAAAACGTTCGTAAGTGATCTCTATATAGTCCAAATCAGAATCTACGTCATAAACGTGTTTGGTAGTTTTAATAAAAGAGGACATGTAGTTAACCTAAGTCGCAATCTTTTAAGTATAAATTCAGATAAAGACAGACGGCTCTACATATAAGAGTAAAAATGTATTCGGCGATAGCCAACAACAGTTTCTCCTATCTTTTGACTCTCGATGAATTTAGAAAGGGTTTTCCGGATGAGACGCGACCTTCATGGGTGAAGATTACGACGATCACGATGGTTTCCAGCTTTATTCAGGATATTGATATCAAGAAACTACGCTCGGTTTTCGAAAATCTAGAATCTTTCAAATTGAAGCGCTCCGGTACCAAAGATAACGGTGGATTTGAATGGAAATTGAAGCCCACGACTTTCTACAACCAGGTGACTCTCACCTACCACGACTCTTACAGTACAAAGTCTGTCAAGGTGTTCCCCAATGGCTCCATACAAGTGGCTGGATGCTGTGACCTCTTTGACTGTAAGAGAATTATCACTCAACTGACCTACATTTTCAAGACTTTTTTGGGGATGGAGACTCAAGTTCCCGTTGATTCTTTCCGAGTTGTCATGATTAATTCTAATTTTAGTCTTAACTACAACATCAACCTAATGAAAGTTGCTCAACATTTTGAGAACTACCCCGATATTTTCAAAGTTTCTTTTGAACCTGATAGATATAGTGCAGTGAAAGTTAAATTCCGACCAGCACAGGATATGAAAGAAATCACAACAAGTATGTTCTCAACCGGTAAGATCATTATTACCGGCGCTGAAACTCTAAAAGAGATTGCTTTTGGGTACAACATCATCAACCAACACATCAATGAAGAACCCCAAATTAGGGTCTCTCCCACAGAAGAAAAGGATATTTTTGATGTATTCCTCGGACATAAATGCGAACCTATGATTGAACACCTCAGGAATAAGGGTTTTGAATCTTGGATTCAAACAATTACAAACAGACAAATTAATTTCTAACGTTAATTTAATATAAAATGTCTCAGCGACTTGGAATGGCCGATGGACGATGCTTCACCATACACTCTTCAGCCCAGCTTACTAACAATTATCTCATGGAACAGAACGGTATCAGCTTTGAGGACAACTACTCTTTCCGTCAGGCTCTCCAAAAGCAGGGTCCCGAGTTCCTCAACAAGCTTCAAGAACAATCTCGTGAGAAGTGTGACCAATGCCACCCTTACACTAACATGTCTAAAACGTACTAGGTGTGATAAATTTTAATAAAAACTTTAAAACTATACTGTAGAATGTCACAATGTGCCATATGTCTCAATGAGGTAAGGTCAACAAGGACCAATCCACCCATCCGTTGTGGACATATGTTTCATTCCAACTGTATACAGGAATGGAAAGATAAAGGTAAGAACACCTGTCCAGTCTGTAGAAAAGTATTCGATGTTTCACAATTTAAGGTTACGTTGACAGTTCAGAACAATTACACAGCGGAGTCAAACACTGTGTCATTGGAGAGTGATGCCATATTTAATATTATGGATATTTTTGACATGTCTTTTGATGTTGAAAACACGGTAGATTTAGACGGTCTTCTTGCGGACCTTGGGGTGAGTCTTGCCGACTTTGATGCCCTTGTCCTTGACGCAGAATGAGCTACAAAATTTTTCATAGTTTAGCCCCGGATAGTTCCTATCTGCTTTACGTGGGTCTGTGATAGACTTACCAGATGCATCAGTCAGAAGTGGGCCGGTAGCCCAACCCCTCTTGTGACTGAATACATTGGCTTTGAAGACGAGACGCTTATTCGGTGCAAACTTCCCTGCCCGCTTTACTCTAGAGAGTGGCACCTTGAAGAACTTAGCTACAGACTCTTGGGTGTCACCAGGTTTCACACGATACTCCACGACTCCGTGTTGCACATAGAAGTGGAAGTCACCTTGACGAATATAGTTTGTTGGTCTTCCAGGACAGACAAACATCATCACTTTGTAGTACCCCTTCTTACACTTTTCATTTGGCTTAGCCTTATAAATCTTTGTGGGGTTGTCAGAAATAACGCGCTTTGGAAGGTCGGTACAGTGGGTGTAGTTATGATATCCATTAGAAAGCCCAGAACGATCACCTGGAATGGATTTTTGCCACCGATAGGCCTCGTAGTCCCCAACGGCATAGGCGTAACAATTGTTGTTACCTATACCGGTGGCGGTACCCCAACGCTTATTTGTAAATTTCCTTTCAGAACCACTCAGAGGTAGGTTCTTCATTTACAATCTATCTAGAAAAAAATATCCGCTTTTAGTAAATGTTCAAGGAAATTGCCAAGGCTGAAAACAAGTCTGATATGCTCACCGAGCTTCTCGTGTTTGTCCTCAATGTTCTCATCGCGACTTTCATTCTCCGCGTTG